CCAGGAAAAGGGCGTCGAGAATGGCCGCGTGGTCGACGTGTTCTACGCCTGCGTCGAAGGCTGCGAGATCCGCGAGCGGTCCAAGCATGAGATGATCCGCACCGGCGAGTGGCGCGCCACCGCGACCAGCCGCGACGGCAAGACGGCCGGCTTTCACCTCAACGCGCTATATCCGCCGTGGCTGCGCTGGGGCGATATCGTCAATGAGTGGCTCGCCGCGAAGTCTTCTCTCGAACGCCGCAAGACATTCATCAACACCCGCCTCGCCGAGACGTGGGAGATCCGCGGCAAGGGCGCCGACCTGCACGAGCTCGAAAAACGGAAGTCAGCCGACAACTTCTCCGACCTTCTGCCCGCCGGAGTTTTATTCCTTACCGCCGGCGTCGACGTGCAGGACGACCGCCTCGAAGCCTCGGTGTGGGGCTGGGGAATGGACGAGCAGCGCTGGGTGATAGATCACCGCGTCTTTGCGGGCGCCCCGTCGCTGCCCGAGGTGGTGGACGGCAAGACGAACCAACTCAGCCCGTGGGCCGCGGTCGAAGCCTTCCTGCGCCAGCGTTGGGAGCATGCCATCGGCGCGGGTATGGCTATCTCTTGCGCGCTGTTCGATTCCGGCGGCCATCACACCCAGCGTGTCTACGACTTCACCCGCAAGAATCAGGCGCGCCGTTGGTTCGCTATCATCGGCCGCGCGGGGATTGGAAATTCTCTAGTCTCGCGCGGGTCCGAGCAGGGGCCCAGCCGCGCCATGCTCTACACCGTCGGAGTCGACACCGCGAAGGAAGATATTTACACCAGCCTCAACGTCGCCACACCTGGCGCGGAATATACCAACTTCTCCGCCAACCTTGCGCCCGAGTACTTCCGCCAACTCACCAGCGAGCAGTTGGTGAAAAAGACCAAGGATTTTGTAACTAAACTGGTATGGGTAAAGAAGGGCAAGCGGAACGAGGCGCTAGACTGTGCCGTCTATGCCCGCGCCGCCGTCGCTGTCCTCCGCCCGAACTATAAAGCGGTCGAGCGTAACCTGCTCCGGGGCGCGGAGAAACTTGCCAAGCTGAAAGCGGACGCCGCGAAGGCCGCCGAAGATGCGCCGCCGCCTGCTCTTGACAGCACCGCGCCGCCCGAAACGTCCGCTCAAGAGCATCCGCCCGCTACGCCGCCCAAGCCAGTCTCTAATCGAGCCAAGCGCCTCGCTGAAGCCTTCGGCGGACGCATTGCGCGCCGCTAGTTCGCGCTAATTTGCCCTATTCTCCCCGCTGATTGCATCGTCACAGCGTGAGCACTACGCCGAATACTCCCAACTTTCTCGACACGCCCGGCGGACCTCTGCCCGAGCCGACAGAACTCCGCGCCGGCGACTCGTGGAAGTGGCAGCGCGCCTTTGACGGCTTCCCGTCGAGCGCCTGGGCGCTGCAATACATCCTGAACGGCCCCGGCGTCGCACGCTTCGCCTTCCCGTCCGGCGCGACCTCCGCTGCCAGCGACGGCCAGGCGTTCAATGTTGCCGCCACCGGCACGCAGACCGCCGCTATCGTCGCCGGCAAGTATGACATTTACGCCATCCTCACCAACTCCGCCACCAGCGAGCAGCGAACCTTTGAACTCGAATCCGTGCTGATTACTCCCAACATCGCCGGCGGCGTTGGCACGATCGACTCGCGCAGCTTCGTCAAGCGGACTTTGGATGCCTTAGAAGCCGCAATCGACGGCGACACCTCCATTCTGGTGCAGGAGTACGAAGTCCACGGCCGCCGCGTGCAGTACATGAAGCGCACCGAACTGCTCGAACTCCGCGCGCAATTCAAAACCGAGTACCGCCAGGAACAGATCAACTCCGGCGAGTTTGTTCCCAAGCGCACCGCGCGCGTCTCGTTCGGCACCAGCACGTAAAAGGAGCGGCATGACTTTTCTCGACCTATCGGATGCGCGCCGCGATGGCGTCAGCCTGCGTACCGGCAAGCGCTCCATGAATCCGCAGAACTCCTCCGCGCTGATCGGCGGCGCGAATGGTGGCTTTGCCTCCGCCAAGATCGACCGCCTCACGCGCGACTGGTCCACCGTCCGCCGGTCGGCAGACCAGGATCTATTCAATGGGCTCACGAAGATGCGAGCCCGCGCCCGCGAGCGCGCCATCAACTCGCCCATCATTTCAAAATTCCTTCAGATGCTCCGCACCAACATCGTCGGCGCTCACGGGATCAAGCTCAATTTCAAAATCGAGAAGCTGCGCTCGGCGCCCGACGCCACCGAGATCTACGACGACAAGATCAACCTGGCGCTACATAAGGCGTGGCGCAAGTGGTGTACCCGAAAGTTCTGCACCGTCCAGGGCAACCTTAGCTTCAAAGACCTGTGCAACCTGTGGGCGGATGCGATGGGGCGCGACGGAGACTATCTGCTGCGCCGCGTCTACGTGCCGAAATCGCAAAACCCGTTTGGCTTCTCGCTGCAACTGATCGACGCCGACCAACTCAACGAGGCCATCAACCGCGTCGGTAGCCCGTCTTCGCCGACCATCCGCATGGGCGTGGAACTCGATCCGTACCAAAAGCCGATCGCTTACCACCTCTTCGACGGCAACCCGAACGAGGTTGGATTTGGTACCGCGAATTGCAAGCGAGTACCTGCAGAGCAGGTGTATCACTCCTATGTCATCCGCCGGCCGGGCCAGTCTCGCGGCTATCCGCTGGCGGCACCCGCGCTCTACGATGTCAACCAGCTTGATAAGTATTTCGACGCCGCGCTGGTCGGCGCGCGCACCGCCGCATCGCTGCTGGCTTCCATTGAACAGAAGGAAGGCGCGCCCGAGTACGATGGCGACGGCGAGAATCAGGACGGCTCCGCCAAGATTGAGATGGAGAGCGGAACTATCGCCATCCTCGGAGCGAATCAGACGCTCAACAATCAGACGCCCAACCAGCCCACCGGCACCTTCGCGCCATTTGTCGAGCGCTCGCTGCGGCTGATTGCCTCGGGCCTCAACGTCGCGTACCACGAACTCGGCAACGACCTGGCCGGCGTCAACTTCTCTTCCGGCCGGCTCGGAGTGCAGGAAGAACGCGACTACTTCATGGAACTGCAGCGCGTGCTGATCGAGCAGGTTATTCAGCCGGTGTACGAAGATTGGGTGCGGGCCGCGCTGTTGAATAACGCAATCGAGGGCGTGCCGTTCGACGTTGATCGCTACACCGACGAAGACGCCGTGAAGTTCATGCCGCGGCGCTGGGACTGGGTTGACCCGCTCAAAGACACCCAGGCCAACATCGACAGCGTGCAGAACGCCTTCAAGACGCATGAAGAGATTCTGAGTGCGCAGGGTAAAGACTGGCGCGAAGTCTACCGTCAACTCGCGGCCGAGCAGCAATACGCCGACGAACTGGGTATCGAGGTTGGAACAGACATCCGCGGCGAAGCCACCAGCGAGATCAACGACGGCGAGCCGGACGCGCCGGCCAGCCCCGACGCACCCGCCGCGCCCGAAAAACCGGCCTCCACCAAACCGGCGAAGACGAAACCGCCATCCACCAAGCCACCGAAAAAGGCGAAGAAAGAACTGGCCGAAGACGGCCGCCAGCAGCGCCGCCTCGGACTGCTCAACGAACCAAGCTAACCCTGCAATACGAGTGTGGGAAGAGAAACCCGGCGAAATTTGCCGGGTTTTTCCATTCTCCCGCATAACCAACGTGTGAGCACCGCAACCATCATTCCCGCATCTCTCGGCGTGCAATACCGCACAGTGCGCATCGCACGCGAAACGCCCGAAGACGGCGCGGACGACAACCGCTTCGCCTTCTCCATCTCCAGCGAGGAACCTGGACGGCAGTGGTTCGGCACCGAAGTTCTTTCGCACGCGCCGAAGGCAATCCGCACGCAGCGGCTGGAGCGGGGCGTCGCCGCTCTCTTCAATCACGACCGCGACGCGCATCTCGGCCGCACCGATAAGTTTTCCATCAAAAACAAAAAGCTGATGGTCGAGGGTTTCTTCGGCCCGTCTCCGCTGGCGCAGGAAAAGAAGGCAGATTACGCCGCCGGTGTGCTGGTCGACGTAAGTATCGGCTACGCCATTTATCACATCACCCGCGACCAGGTGGGCGAGTTTCCCAGCGAGGAAGACACGCTGCTGGTGGATGACTGGGAGCCGTTGGAAGTTTCCCTTGTCACGGTTCCGATGGATTGCACGGTCGGAGTTGATCGCGCAGTTGGTCAATTGATTCCGGTTGCGGTTGAAACCGTTCGCCGCAGCGTTGCAACACCCGAAGTTCAACCCGCCGCACCCGCGGCAATTCCCGTAGTTATTGAGGTAAGAACAATGCCCGAAGTGACGCAGCCTGATGCGAATATCCTAGAACTCGCCCGGCGCGACCGCATTATGGCGATCGCGTCCGATAAGGACTTCAGCAAGTACGTCTCGACCGATGAAGCACGGCAGGCCATCGCCGCGAACACTTCCGCCGAGGCGTTCGCCGAGTCCGTCTCCCGTAAGATCATCGCCGCGAACGAAGCGGACAAGGTCGGAACCGCCGGTTCTGCCGTGCTCGCAGATCTAGGCAAAGACGCGAAGCGTTACTCGCTCGCGCGCGCCCACCGTGCCGCCATTCGCGACTACAAGGCAACCGCCTTCGCGCCGGAAGACGACAAGCTGGAGCGCGAAGTCTCTGCGGAAATCTCCAAGCGGCTCGGCAAGACCACGGGCGGACTCTTTATCCCCAACTCGGTCACCCGTACTCAGACCGCCAGCGCCACGGGTTCGGGCCTCACCGCTCTCACCTCGGTTGTCGGCACCTTCACGGAGCCCGAACTGATCGAGATGTACCGCAACCGCGCGCGCGTTCTGGCGCTCGGCGCAACCCGTCTCGGCGGACTGTCGGGCATTATCCGGCTGCCCCGTCAGACCAGCGCAGCCTCGGCCGCATGGCAGTCGGAAACCACCACCTCTTCGGTGAGTAACGTGACAACCGATTACGTCGCCATCACGCCCAAGCGGCTCTCGATGCAGAACGCCTACACGGTGGAACTGCTCGCGGAGAGCTCGGTCGATGTCGAGGGCATGCTGGCTCGCGATCGCGCGAAGGTGCTCAACCTGGCCATCGACCTCGCGTCCATCAACGGCGCAACAGGCGGCGCGAACCCGGTCGGCATGCTGCAGACCAGCGGCCTCGCAACCGTCACGTCCAGCGGCACGGCGCTCACCAGCACCGGCAAGGCGCTCAGCTACCTCGACTATCTCGCGATGGAATCGGTGCTGGCCGCGGCCAATGCCGACTCCGCAAACGCCGGCTTCCTGGTCACGCCAGAAACCCGTGCGCTGGCCAAGGGTACGCCGATGTTCGCAGCGGGCTACGCGATGCCGATCTGGAACTCCAACCAGCGCGATCCTGAAGGTCTGGAGACTGGGCCGCTCGGCTACAAGGCTGGCGTCACCAACCAGTTACCCAAGAACCTCACTTACAGCGCTGTCAACAACCTGCACGCGGCCATCTTCGGCGACTTCTCCAACCTGATCGTCGCCGACTATGGCGCGAGCGAGTTGATCGTAGACCCGTTCACTCAGGCTGCCGGCGGTATCTACGTCGTCACCGAGCGCATGCTGCTCGATGTGGAGATCCGCCACATCACCGCATTCGTCGCCTGCCTCACGGTCGCAGTCGCCTAAACACAAACCCCAACCGAAGAAGAGAACGGACGAGGGGCGTGGCGGAGAAAACAATCTCCGCCACGCCGAAAGTCAAAGAGGGAATTTCAGTTATGGCGCACATCTCAGCAGACCGTTTCTATAGCAGCGGCGGCAGTAAGACGCAGCGGGTCCGGCTGCTGGTTGACCAGGTTATCAAGGGCGTTCCGCTCAGTAAGGGCGACACGGTAGACCTTCCGCTTGCGGAAGCGACCTACAGCAAAGCAATCGAGCGCGTGGAGTTTGTTGCGGTAATCGAGCCGAAGCAGGCCACTCGCTAAAAGTTTCCATCGGCGAGGGCGCCGAGACTGGCTACCGAGGCAGCGGATCACTCATCCGCATAAGGGCCGTCATGCGAACGCGCGGTACTTTCCGTTAGCACGCGGGGACGTAGGCCATCCTTGCAGGCCGGTCGGGTCAATGTCCTCCCTTTGGATAATCGGGGCGGCGCGTCGGGCCATCAACGTGCCGCTCCACCAATTTTCTGCGGGTAGTCACG